TTTGATTAGGATTTTGAAACACCATTCTTATATCAATATCTGGATTTGACTTTAATACATGTTTCATTTTTTTGCGATCAACTGCAGTCCATCGACCTTTTGTTTCAATGTACATTAATTCACCGTTCTTTTTAGTAAACACAAAATCTGGAGTATATTTATGTTTTGATTCAGGTACCGTATAATGAAGCGTTTTAGTTTCATAACAAACTTCATATGCATTAGATTTTATTTGTTCTGCTACAGTTAATTCTAATCCTGATTTATAACCGTATTTATAAGCTGCTTGTCGTTTTTTACTTCCAGCAGTATGCCAATGATTTCGTTTCATGTAACTTGTTTTCTATTATTTTTTAAAACGTGTTGTTAACAATATATAAATTGATAGTATTGGGAATATTATTGAAAATCCCCAAAACGCCATTATATTTTTTAATTGTGTCATAACCATCATGTTTTAAAAATCAGTATCTACATTAAATACTGCTCTACCTCCAGCTAAATTCCAATAATGTACCGATCGCGCGTAATTATAATAAAACATACATGGTATAGTATATGAACTTTCATCTCCTGCATAATTATAATATGCAGCGGATGTAGTTGGGTGATTTAAAGCAGTATTAGACGAGTTTGCTTTAAGAATTAAACCATTCTGAATTATTTTCCGGAACTTCTCATTTGAGATGTTTGTTACCGAATCATTTGTTCCAACATATTCCCAATCATATTCAACATTTAATGCGTCATTAGGAACATTATACATATCCATATATGGCTCTATATATTTATTATAATAATTTATTACTTTTGGTTGTATATTCGATTGAACCCATGGTTTCACTAAATCTTTCAATGCAGCTGCTTCATCATCATCAAAAGCTTTATACCCAGCAAACTGACTATGATCATTGACATAGTTAATAAATTTTAATAATATATCTTCAGTCTCTGCAACAGATTGCGTATATAAGTTATCTATATCTTCCGGCGAGTCAGTCGTAGAAGTCGGAGTCGTTTTCTCCGTAGAAGTTGGAGTCGTTTTCTCCGTAGAAGTCGTAGTCGTTTTCTCCGTAGAAGATGTGCTGCTATCATTTCCCGGATACGTTTCGTCGGCCGACCTAGTCATAACTTGTTCTTTAAGTAAATGTTCTTGTAATAAATCTTTAAGTTTTATATTCATGCCGGTTCCTTTAAAATAATTTGTCGATTCATTTGTAATAGATTTTGCGTTTAATGATAACAACAATTCGCCTCGTAATGAATTAAGTACTAGTTTTTTCCTGCCTTTGTTCCAATCGTCAAGTAAATTTAATCTCCACAACAGTTTCTTTGTTTTGGGGCCGAAAACTCCTCCAAACTCATATTTGCCGGAAGTTCTAAAAAGTCTCAGTTTTGCAAAATTTGCAAATTCGGGATTCGAAGCTGGTGCTAATTTTAGCCCAACCTGATATAGTAATTCTTGAAATGCTTTCTGCTCCTGAGTTCCTTTTGGTTTGTCTGTACCTACCTGGCTAACATCAATATTCTCAGAATTGGCTAATGCTGATCGAATTGCTGACACCTGTTTCTTAGCTTCAGCATCTGCCTTCGCTTTTGCTTCAGCATCTGCCTTCGCTTTTGCTTCAGCATCTGCTTTTTCTTTAGCTTCTGCTTCTGCTTTTTTCTTTTCAACGGCATCTTGAATATTTTGAAAATCATTAATATCTATAATAGGAGCTTTATCCGTTCCCCCAATTCTAAACTTATTTAAAATTTCAATGTCCGATTCGGTTTGTCGTATTATATATATCGGGAAATACATTACAGCTTTATTAGTTCCTTCTTTTTCTTTGTAATCTTCTCCAATAACATAAAAATATTCACCTCTAGAATATATCGAATTATCACCATATATTGATATTCTAGGTAATACCGATGCAACTTTTTGTTTATCAATTGGAGATTCTTTTTTACCAAAAACATAATAAAGTAAAAATGAAATTGCTTTTAATTGTTTAGCTTTCTGATTAACAGCATCAGTTGATACCGTTTGACCAATAGTTCCGGGTTTACTTTTTCTTGCTTGTTCTAATACTATTTTTTCGAATCGTTTCATTTATTATTATCCATTTTATATAAATATGTTTTTGTATAATTTACCAGTCTATTAAAACTAAACGACCCTGCCAACGCATTATATTATCGGTTTTAAAGTCTAAATCTAAATCTAGGTCCATTATACCCATTTTATTAATATCTCGTTGTAACGCTCGTAAAAAGGATATTAATTCAGGGTCTACGTCTCGTGCTCCGTCTGCATTAATATAATCAAACACTGAAGCTTCGCCTCCTATTTCACGAGCATACTCTTTATATGAATTCATGAACAAGTCAATATTATTTACATCATTATTATTTAATGAGCTTGCTTTAGACATTATGTATAATTGTTTAACATCATCAACATAGTATATTGGTATAAATGTGCTAAATTCACTAGCACGTCCCACAATAACCGTAGCAACATCAAACTCATCAGATTCATTAGTTATTTTAAAAAGTTTGTCTTCACCGTCAATTTCATAGACTCGGCCATTATCTCCTTGATCAAAAAATCGATATTCATTGTTATTAATTTTACTTAATAATCTTTGCAAATCTTCATCTTTTAATTCTAATAATATGTTTTTTAATCGTATCATTTTATTATGTTCTTGTCTAAATCAATTCGTATCAAGAAATTAACATCAACGTCATTTCTTTTTTTAATTGGTTGTGCTAATTTACCAATTGCTAATAATTGTCCTTCTGCATTATATAATCCAATACTTGTTATATATGGAGAAAAATCACTACCAGAAACAAATCCTCGATATGTTTGATTATCATCTTTAGTTAGCGTAACATTGGTAGACATATTAAAATCACCTTGATCTAATTTTGCAGTTACGCCTAATTCATGAATTGTTACTGTGCTTTTATATGAAGCAGTAAACGGATAATTTAATATGTTTTGATATCGATAATCTATTGTGGATATTACTCCTAAACCTTGTTTTTCAAAAATATTACCAACTACTGGTGTTTGTGAAAATGTACCGCCTTCTGTTCGATCTGCTAAATACCCAACCTCTGTTGCTGTTAATGCTTTATTGTATATTCGAATTTCATCTAATTGTCCTTGCAAATTAGAATCAGCAACACCATAACCACCAATACTTAGATTTTCTAAATTATCAATTCTAGAACTAGCACTAAGTGGATGATTACTATTATTAAACAATGAATTTGTTTCTGACGCATGAAGTGTACCATCGACATACATTTGAATTGAACTACCTGTTTTCTGACAAACAACATGAGTCCATGACGATGAGACATCTGCTGAACTAGTTATCATTGATCTGAATATTGGAGATCCTTGTGCGCTAAATTCAATTTGATTGCTTCCACTTAATTCAATTCTAAATGGATATTGTGGAGTTATAGAGCTAGTCGCTTTTGTAATTATTAATTGATTGTCGGCACCGGTATTAGATCCACTAATGAACATGGAAATTGCATAGTCTGAATCTCTATCATATTCTCCAGCAAGATCAGTTTCTATATATCCATCACCATTAAACTTTGCAGCTAATCCCATTGGCAATGTATCACCATTAGATGCAACAACTCCATCAACATATGTTATTCCGCTAGACTCATAATTAATACGAGTAGTATCAAAATATTCATTGAACCCCTCATACAGTTTCAATTGGTCGATAATTGATGTGGTGTCAAATGTGCTATCATTTATATTACCATATCGATCTGAAGTAAATGATGCCGTATTTGGCACTGTTAATTCAAATGATGCTAATTTTATACCTTCGCCTATTTTAAGTTGTGGAAATGAAAATATACTAGCAGTTTCATATAAGAATTTTTTAGTTAAATTTAAATTGGTTTGACCAAAATTATAATACGGTTGATTTTTATTCTTATAAAATAAATGATTAACTGAGAAATAAGTAACACTTTGTAAACTGCCGTCAATATTTGATGCGTCATTATATACCAACGTCGTTTCCAATGCTGGTAAATATGTTGGATCGATATAAACTCCTTGTAGTGGTAACATACTACTAGTAGCACTTCCACTATAAACAGTAAATGTTTTATGTGCTTGAAATGGATTAATCTGAATATCTGTTGAATCTATTTTTTTAAATACGGTTGGGTACAATCCCTCAGATATATCTTCATTGTTTATTTGCGTTTCCGACATAATAGTAAAACCTCGTTACATTTAATATAAATATAACGAGGCTAAAATACGTATTGAAATATTAAAAATCTAATTTTACTCTAATCAATGCTTCACTCTGGAATGATTTCAATAATGGCTTAGATAATTTAGACACTGCTAATAATTCTTGAGCGTCATTATATAATCCAACGGTTGTAATATACGTTTTTGGATCACCAATAAATGTGCTCTGAGCAATTTGACCATCACTACCAGTTATATATGACGGATTATTTGAGAAATTATAATCTGCATTTTTTATTCTTACAAAATAATGTGTACTAGTTACTTTTTCAGAATTTCTTGCTAAGAATCCATATGGATCACTAGTTGCTGGATTTGTTATTAAAGAAGATCCTGATACTGAATGGAATAAACGGAAATGATTATTTCCTTCCGAACTAGATCCGGTGTTAGTCTGATAATTTAATTGTTGATCTAACATTTTACCGTCTAATATCAATGTACCAAAGTCAGGATAAACTAATCCATAATAAATTGGGCTAGTAGAATTATAAACTCCGCCATCAATCGATCCTGATACAATATTATAAACACGTCCTGAATCTCCAACCGTTGCATTAGCAATACTCGAATCATCAATCAAAGAAACAACTACACTACTACTAACTGCTACATTACTACCAGTTGCATTAGAATCTAATGAAGCTGACATATATCGCAACGGTAATTCAAAATTACCAGCATCTAAACGTTCTTTCAATCGATTACGTTTAAAATTAAGAACATATATAGAATCAGTACTTCCAGAACCAGCAGTGGTAAATCTAGAATCAGTCGGATTTAATAAAAGTTGACGGTATTGCGAATAAATTGCTTTAGATGGAGAATCATTAAGTTGACCTTGTGAATTCGACCCACTTCCTAATGCATTACCATATGCCGCAGCAAACTGAACTGCAGAACCATCTAAACTTGGATTTCCGTCTAATATATCAACATAATATCTACGTTGTGATTCTGTTTGTGTTGATGATGTAAAATAAGTAGTTAAACTTGCTACATTACCACTCCACAACCCTGCAGTTACCGTTTCTGTTTGACCTTCTACAACATCAGCATTCATATCAAATTTAGTAAATGTTCTACCCGATGCAGATAGAAGTGAAATTTGTTTTTGCTCTGCAACCATTTCAGCAGCCAATTGTTGAGCCAATTGTTGTACTTGCTGATTTACTTGATTAACATCAATATTTGCTGGCTGTGCTGGCTGTGCTGCTAGT